ATACTTTTTTGAGTTAATTTCTTAGGCTGGTTAGCATTACGATAATCTAGATGCATCTTAGCTAGATCAGATGGACTCATTTTATTTAATGCATCTACAGTTTCTTGTTTGTATTTCTTATCAACTGTAGCTTGATTCCATAAGTCTTCTAAGATGTCACCCTTTGGTGTAGGCTCTGGTTCTGGTGCAGGTTCTGAAGTTTCTATCTGCGGTTTCTCTTCAGAATTTTCTCCCAATTTTTTAGAGAGTTCTACATATGCTTTCTCTAATGCTTCTGCATCTTTATATTTACCTGCTAGAAGTTGTTCTTGCTGTTGTACTATCTCCTCACCTACCTTTAATGAATCTTGTTCATCAGGAGTTAGGTCACTAGTTATTGTTTCTGTTTCAGGAGTAGTATCATAAGTTAATGTTTCTGCCATATTAAATAGGTGGTTGTGTTTGTTCTTCAGTTAGTTGTGGATTCTTAGATGGATCTAACATTGGAGCCTTTAATATATTAGGTGCTTGCTTCATCTGTTCCATCTCCATAGCTTGCTGTTGAGCTTGCTGTTGTTGAGCTTGTACTTCTTGCATACTCTTCACAAGATTCAGTACATCTATACCTTGAGCTGCAGCTAATCTCTTAACTACTTCTTCAGGACTAATGTATGTTGCGAGAGCTTCTGGTCCCATTGTCTGTGCAATAGTGGTGAGGAATTGAGTAAGACTTTGTACGTCTTGTCCACGGCCCAGTGCATTGATACCAGCAACAATAATAGGTTTAACCATACCTTGCGGGATACGAGGTATCTCACCTGTCTTTTGGAATACACTAAGTTTTCTATTCAGATAAGGTACAAGTAGTTCTATTGTAAGTAATCCAAATAGTCCTCCTAGCTGTTGTTCTAATTCCATCTGAGTCATACGTACTTCTTCAGCAGTAGTACGTTCACTTTGACGGACTGATAGTATCAAGAAGGCTTCGTTCAACCTACGCTCTAATTGACTCATCAACTCATAAGCTGTACGGAAGTCAGCAGTCTTACCTACTTGAACAACTCCTATGTCATCTGGTCTACCTTGGACTATCGCTCCATTGCCTGCCTCAGAGAGTGTCTTAGGCTTTGTTGTGCTAGAGGGTGATACAACAAAAACAACTTTTGCAGCTGCTGCAGAGCCTTCTACGAGTGCCTGAGAGAGTGCCTCAAGTGACTTCAGATCTCCTATGAATTGACCAACTCTACCTCTACCATAAGCTTCACCATCTACTGTATTGAAACGTAGCGGTAGCCATGGTGTAGAATCAACGGGTGCTTTACTGTGTGACTTCTCAATCACATGTCCATATACTTCTTGATGCCAGATGAATCTGTTGTTTTCTCTGACAACATGAGTGAAGACATCACATTCTTCTGACTCATAACTGTCATCCTCATCTGTTAGATTCTCTTGGAAGAAGTCTGGAGGTAAATCTTTTTCTATTAAGTTTTTATTGATACTTTCTTTTGTAACTATTTCAATCACTTGACCGTTACCATCTCGTTCTATAACGTAGCGATTAAGAGGGAATAGTTTTAGATTCTTCTTATCCATAAAGATCAAAGCATTACCACCTACTACTAAGTGTTGTAGTGCTTGATGTATGACTACCCTATCATCTGAAGCTGCAATAGCTTCTAGGATAGTCCGTTCAATCTTTGCGAAAGATAAATCTAATTCTGATTTTACTTCTGGTGGGAACTCTTCTCCCAGTTGGGACTCGTCTAACTGTAGTTTAAAGAAGCTGGTTTGTGGAGGGACTAGTGCTAGTGATAGCTTTGCAGCTAACGTCACTACTCCCTTCGCACCAACACTTTGCCATGGTGTAACGAGGTTTCGCATACCTTTAGAGTAATGTTCGTCATTACGTATAAGATATGGAAGAGTTAAATCAGAAGCCTCTTCTGCTTCCTTTAGAAACTGGGTACGTTCGCTAGATAAATAGTCGTATCTAGATTTTGCATCCATGTGTTTAATAAAATTGTTTATGTTTTAGATCTTAGTAGGGTGGTGGTGCTTGCTTCATATTCCATATTTTTCCTGCATGATCTATCCATTTCTTATCCCATTTATCTCCTCCTTTGCTAGTCCAACCTACTTCATCTGTCCAAGTATTTAGAGCATCTGAATACTTATGGAATTCGTCTTCATTGAGCATGTATCCAAAAGTTCTACGGTTAATTCTCGCAATAAGACCTTCCTCATCCCAATACTCAAACAGTTTACGATACTCATCAGATACAGGAGCATGGAAAGGTTTAAAACCTTGTCTATCTAAGTTATTTGGTCCATATTTTGTACCTGTATCTCTATGTATATCCTCTACATTCCAGCCTGCTCTATTATAGCCCATTGGATCATATTTTGTTTTTGTCTCTTTATGGAGATCTTGTTCATTCCAGCCTCCTATATCATAGCCTTCTATGTCTAAGTTATTTGGTCCATATTTTGTACCTGTCTCTTTATGTTCCTTAGCTTCATTCCAGCTTAATTCATTATAGCCTTCTATATCATAGCCCATTGGATCATATTTTGTTTTTGTCTCTTTATGTTCCTTAGCTTCATTCCAACCATCTATATCATAGCCTTGTCTATCTAATTTATCTGGTCCATATTTTGTACCTGTACCTATATGGAAATCTTGTTCATTCCAGCCTGCTTCATTCCAGCCTGCTCTATTATAGCCTCCTAAATCATATTTTGTTTTTGTCTCTTTATGGAAATCTTGTTCATTCCAACCATCTATATCATAGCCTTGTCTATCTAATTTATCTGGTCCATATTTTGTTTCTGTCTCTTTATGGAGATCTTGTTCATTCCAACCATCTATATCATAGCCTTCTATATCTAAGTCATCTGGTCCATATTTTGTACCTGTATCTCTATGTTCCTTGTCTATATTCCAGCCTGCTTCATTGTAACCTTCTATATCATAGCCTTTTATATCATAGCCTTCTATATTATAGCCTGCTATATTCCATCCATCCTCACTATACACTTGTTCTGGATCCCAATCTCTAGATAAACCTTCTGATTCTAAGTAATCTCCTCTTAGATCAGAGATCCTTTCACCTTCCCTACCAAATGTCTCACCAATGTCTCGTGATCCAGTATCTTCAGGTGATCTAATATCTAATACACCTTTATCTAATTCAGGTATAAACTCTGACTCGTTAGCTAATGCTTTCATAGCATCATCATATTCTTTTACAGACTTATAGCCCTCTATTTCTAGACCTTCTGCTTCGAATAATTCATTACCTTCTTCATCGGTAATAACTAGTTTATTATTTTCGTCTACTTTAAATTGATTGTTAGTACCATCCTTATCATTTAGTAAGTCTTCTAATTTTGACATCTCTTGCTCACCTAGCTTTAGCAAATCTTGATCAAACATATCTTTAAAGTCAGCAGCAGTAAATGTAGATGATGTAGAGGGAGTTTCAGGAGGATCAATGTTTGATAAATTAATTCTATCTGTAAGATCTTGTAAAACACTTATACTAAGTGGTGCGTTCTCTTTGGAAAATGCGTTATAAATAAACTGACTAACTGGATCATCAAACTTTTCCTCAGTAGGAAATAATGCCTCATAACTTAGTGACGTTTGAAGCTCTTTATTTATATTAGCTATTAAGTTTTCCCAACTTTCCGTAGTCATGTCGTCACCTACCTGACTGAATTTGTTTTTTAAGTCAAATTCATAGACTTTAAGGATTGCATCATCAACTTTGATGTCATTCTGGTCATTACTATAGCCAGTACCACTTGTGGGATCAGCATTATCAGAACCAGAGTCACTACCAGCTGAGTCATCACCTGCACCATCATCTGGTTTGTCACCATCACCTAAATTAGTAGTTACTAAACCTTTGTTTTCTTCATTTGTCATATCAGTACTATCATCGGATTGTATATTTTGTGGTGTAGTGTCTTCTTCTTCTTCTTCTGTTGGAGGTTTTACTACTTCTTCTCCATCTCCTGTAATAATTGTTTCTGTAAACTCAGGGTTCTCCTCATTAAAATATACGTCTGGTGAATCAAAATCAGATTCATTTAATTCAGATTTTTCTCCTGTAGTATCAACATTTATAGGAGTCTCATCTCCTTTAGAATCTGTTAGAATTATCTGACCATCAGTAGCAGATGCTACATCTGATGCTACAACATTTGTTATAGTACCATCGGCATCGACTGCAACTAAAGGTTCATTAGGAGACATAGATTCATTAGTATTACTAATGATTGTTGTATCGTCTGTATCGGATGATTCTTCAATTATCTCATCATTTGTGTAACTAATGTTACCTTCAATAATATCATCGATTTTACCAGAGTTTAAATCATCTTGATTAATAGTAACATCCCCAGATGTAATATCATCAGGTTTAGTTTCAGCTGCTATTTCTTCTTTTATTTTGTTAGGATCACCTGGATCAAAAAGTACATGACCTTCTTCATCTGTGTTCCATTCATTAGACTCTTCTACTTCTATAGGAGGTATATCAGTTTGTTGTGTATTTACTTTGTCAGGATCATCTATAGGAAAATCATACCAAGGGCTGTCTTCATCATCTGGAGTAAACTTTAGACCTGCTACCTCTTTAATTGTATCAACATTATATAAATCTAGTGAACCATCATCTACTTTCTTTATAAAGTACTTAACATTATCTAACGAATCAGACGGACTGAAGGTTGTAACATCATATGCTTTATCGTATATATTATTAGTTAAGTCTTCAGCTTGATCCCAAGTTAAATTAGATTCATTAAATATTTTATCTGTCAATCCAGTTAAAAGTTTATTCTCTTCAAGACCAATTTTAGCTTGATCAGTATTATATACAATTGATCCATATAAACCACCCATAACTGATTCAGGATCAGGACGACCTACTCCACCTGGACCTAACGTTTCAACATCTCTACTTACACTTGCATTTGGTATATTAAAATCTTCTTTAACTTTATCAATTAAATTATTCTCTTCTGACTCTAACATCGGGTATAATAGTTTAGTTAAACCATAAACATGTTTATATTCAATATCATTATGCCTATCATTTAATTCATCAATAGAACCTAAATTACCTACAAATGTTAGTGTTGTCACACCATTGTTTTCTGTACGTTTAACTTCTTTAAAATCTCCTTGTTCAATAGAAGCAAAATCATCGCTTAAAGTTTGGTCATAATAACTTTTAAAAGGAGACAGTGGACCTGATCTAGGTAAAACTTCATGATATAATTGACCACCAGATACACCTGCTGTACTTTTTCCAGCAACCGTTGCGAAATTACCATAACTTAAGTACCCTTGATTAGAACCTAAATTATTTGCATCATAAGTTCTGATATTATTATCGCTAATATCGACAGAAATTTGATAGAATAAATCATTTATTTGTGGTACTTCATTACTAAAAGAATCACTTAGTTTAAGATTACTATAATCATTTACTTGTGATAATCCTAATTTACTATATATCTCATTAGTTATATTTAATACATTAGAGCGTGGCCAAAATTTACTATTCTTATCTTTTATATCAAAAAAAGTCATAGCATCTGTAGTTGTTCTAGATACATTTGATAAAGTATCTGATGCTAAACCTTTTCTAACGTTTCCATCTTTATCTACTATGTCAATAGACTGACCACCTTTACCTTCAAAGTTTACTGAAAAATTATCAGCTTCTTGAGGTACTTGCTGGTATTGACGACGGAAAAACTTAGTAATTACTTTACCTTCTTCATTAAGTTCATACCTAGAAGGAGTAAAGATATCTTCAAAGCTGATATAATTTTGATCTGTATTTGTAAAGAGTGATTCATATTCTTTTTTAGAATCAAGAGGAATAGAATTATAACCTTCAAAAAAATCAGAAACTCTAAGTAAATTACTCCAACTAAGAGTACTCTCAGATAAACCTATATTTGGGGCATCACTATTTTCATCGTAAACATTTACAACATTTCCTTCTACGTTATATTTAAGCCCTTTAGTATACTCAGAAAGTATAGCATCAACTTCTTTAGATTCTTCTTCGTTAACATCAGAACTAAATATACTTTTTAGAGCGTTTGCTAATTTACCTGAAGTAGATTTAAGTCCAGATACAAACTTATCATGAGGTATATTAACTTTAAGACCGTTGCTCAATTCAAGATTCAATCCATCTTTATGAGGAATAAATGGTGATGATGTAGATCCAGGTGTTTTATTAAAAATTGGTAGGTCTTCTTTTATCTGATCGGAAGTAGTATCAGCAAAAGTATCATAAATATCATAACTTGCCATATCTATTCCTCCTTAATTCTATCTCTGTACCACTCTAAAACGGAGTGCTGTCCTGCTTTATACATAATGGATGCTACTTCCTCTTTGGGATGTGGATTTACGAGTGGGAATTTGTCCTCCATTTCTTGTAGTAAAGACTTAGGAGTAGGGCCAAGTAATGGCTCAAGCGTATTGTGGTAAGTTGACATTGCTGTGCTCAAAAAATGCTGGCATTCTAGCTGATCGTGTGTCAGAAAGTTGTGGTGCTCTGCCTTCATACATTAATCGATCTGAGGA